AGTATCATAGTCTTCTCGGCGGATAGCTTTCTTGGCAGAGAGTTTGCCAGCACCAAGCTCCGTGGCTTCGCCCCACTCCTTGTCTTCACGCCTATTCTTCTCGGCCATTGAGTCGTAGTAGTCCGACTTCGAGCGCGATTCACGCCGCTGCCCAATCTTGTCGATCAGGTCTGTGCCCATCTTAAATCCAGATTCAAATCCCATAATTAGTTTCTCCTTATCCCCTGAGTGCCTTGCCAGCACCCTTCATAAACCCTTTGCCACCAAGCATTGTCATACCACCAATTCCACCAGTTAGTCCGGTCATAGCGATTGATGAAAGCCCACCGAGAATAGTTCCCATTGGGTCGCTCCGGTTAGCCATTTGAGTTCCGTATATGCTTGCCTGAGTGCTGTAGACATTAGTAGCAAAGCCAGCACCAGCCGCAGCCGCCCCAGCATTCTGACCAATTCCTTGCTGTAGTTGTTGGGCCATGAACGGAGCCGCTCCCTGTTGTGATCCAGCGATTTGCCCGAACTGTGCTGTCTGAGGCATACCCATATAAGACCTAGCCATATTCATACGCTGACCAAGTAGCTGTCTGCCCATATTGTACTGAGCCAATGTCTCCTGAATTGCCGGTGCTGTTCCAATCTGTGATGCCCCGCGAGCCGTTGATGACCTACGGAATGCTTGCTCTGCGAAACGAATCTCCTCGTCCGATAACTGCATACCCTTATCTAACTCAGCCAATGTGATTTCGGCTAATCGTTTTCTAACTTTCGTACCAGTTGGATCGGACTGTTCAATTCGCTTGAGAGATTGGTCTAGGAAGTCAGCACCGTACTTCTTCTGAATGTCCAAGGCTACCTGAGCCATAGTATCCGCACTTCTCCTCTGCCCCTCTAGGAGTGTTACTTGCTGGTCTAAATCCCCTATGCCCGTGAAATCGAAATCGACAGACTTATCGCCTATCATTGTCGTGCCAGCAGTGCCAGCCCTAGCAGCGGCTTCAATCTGCTTCCTAGCCGGTAATGTTTCTACATCAGCAAGGATTCCCGCTCTGGTTGAGGCAGCATAGTCTGGAACAACGGGTGGCGGAGGCGTTCCCTTGCATACGGCATCGGCAGCAGCCCAAAATTTCTTTCGGTAGGACTCAGTTATCTGTTTGGCTAATTCAAGACAGTGTTGGTACATTATTACTCTCCCATTCTTTCATCGCGCTATCATACATTTCCATCAGATCGTTCCTGCCAAGCTTCACCATGCTTTCGACGCTAACGAACTCACCGTACAGGTCTGCATTATAGTCAGTTATATATGTTTCTGCAATATCAGGGGCATAATCTGTGATAAAGACAAATGCCTTCCCAAGCCCAACCCCATCAATGTCATACGCTCCACCTATGTAAACACCAGACAGAACGGGCTTTTCCATTAGGATGTTAGCAGTAGGAACCTTGTCCTGATACTTTCTCCCTCTTACTACCTGTCCTGTTAAGCGCATAATAGTTTCTCAAATACCTCGTGTTTCAGTTGTTTTTTACGTCCGTGCCTGAGGGCAAACAGTTTGAGATTTCGCCAGTCGGGAACCCTCTTTTCAAGTTCATCGACACAAGACGCCATCGCTCTCTTTGAAACGCATATAAGGTCTGACACGTAGAAAGAGTCGCCTCCTCTGTCGAAGGGTTCCCAATGCCTATCCAATCTACCTTCATTGCACTGGAATCCCACTGCCACCCCGACCAGTACGCCAGCATCTTCGACGAGACAGAGACTTCCATTCTGTTGGTGGAACCTAAAGTAAATTTCCAAGATATTTTTCGGCCATCCACTAAAGCATAGCCCTCTGGTGTCATTCCTCCGACAGAAATCAATGACATCACAAATTCTAAATCGTCGTGGTCTACCATTCTTCATTTCTCTAAAACCATTGTGTTTATGAATGCGCTGGTCTTAATCGACCTGATATGCAACTTACCTGATTCGGAACGTATCTTAAACTTTATCTCCGAGAACTCACCCACGTTGGTCAGGTTAAACGATCTCAGGAATGGGCCGATGGTGGGGAGCGTGAAGGGAAGGTCAGCAGGAAGCACCACTCCAGATGTATCATTAACTATGTTGCTCGCCAAAATATGATCTTGAAGCAAATTCCCGTCATCGGTTGTGACACTTATATTGACACAATTACATCCCACGGTGCTATCCCTTAACTCAATACCCACATGATTGCCCAACTTCGGAGAGAGATGGTCGCCGTACACATGGCCACGGGTTACAAGCATGGACTCATAATCAGTTCCATTATCCTGAAATGAGCCTTGAGAAACATCTGCATCCTGAACGTAATCCAGCCAAGTCATAACATTGCCGGAGTTATCACCAAATACTGTCTTGGGGAAATCATTAAAGCTAGACACGCCGAATACATTGGGAGTCCACCCAACCCAGTATCCTGACCAAGATCGTGACACCGTGTTATATATAATAGTGTAATTGTTGTTGGTGGAGCTATCCAGTGGAACAGAAAGCATATACTTATTATCCCAAAAAGTAGCACAACTCTTACCAGCGAAATTCCAATTTATCCTGCCTATGATGTCACTGATGGGAATTGAGATAGGCTCCGACACTGAGGACTGCGCTCCAGCCAAGATTGTCCTGACTGTTCGGATTCCATCACGGGCAAGGAAGAAGACATCAGGCCCAGCTTGAGCGATAGTCCTATGGGCAACGCAACCAACGGTATTGTCGATCCTATGAACTTGCCAATTCGCTGCCGTAGATTGAGCCGGATCGGTGGATACCACATGAATTGATCGGGTCTTAAACACCAGAAGGTTAAAGTTATACCAGCTTACTATCCCCGTTATCGGATCGCCCTCTCCACCACCAACACGGAACTGAAAGGAGGAGGCCCAAGTGCCGCCATCAAGGAGGTCGCTCGCAGCTACTTCGTCATTGAAGTTTTCCGTGTTGGCGGCAAAGAGGCGATTTGTGTGGGTAGCGATAAACTTGCATTTAGGTGGATCGGAACTAGAAGTCCCCTCATCGGTTACGGTAGACCCATCATAGGAATGCACGTTAACCGAATTATCAGTCATATAAACTTTGTCAATAAGCTGGGCAAATTCCACATCATTTACGGAGGAGGGCGTGTAGCCGGAAACCGCCGAGAATGTTGAGCCAGTTGACTTGTACAGAACCCCATCTGACACGACAAGCAGCTGTTCTACGGATGGAGTGTCAATGAATGTAAGGCCGCGAATGGGATCGGTAAGGGTCGCGCCTACAATGGATGTCCCCCTCCGAGTAATAATAGCACCGAACTTGTCAATATCCATATTCTTGGATTCGGAGTATTGGGTAGCTGAAAGGAGATTCGCCCGCACATGACTTACCTGACCACCGACGAAACTGCCAGTAAGATCGTAAGATAACTGATCGTCTAGTCCATCGTTGTAATGTATGGGCATTAGATAAAGCTGTTTGAATCCCAGTGACCTGCAATCTGAGGAATGATCCTAGTCTGGGATGCCGATTGGTGATTCTCTAAGTCCTTCGCAATGTTTAGGTGGTTCATCGCCTCGGTAAATTTAATCTGAGCCTTTTGGTATTGCCTTGTGTGTTCGAGCATATCCCCCTCAACCATTGAAACTAAAACATTGTCAATGCCGTTAATCTTGGGGGAGTCAGAGTCACCTAGCGCAACAATCTTTAGCTTGCCTAGAATTAGAAGGGATTTCTCAGTATCGGGCTTTCGGAGTAACTTAACCCTAGCATCACCACTAGAGTCTTTTGGCAAAACAATAAAGTTTACTACAGCACCAGCATCATTGAACAGTGTCGGGTCAATCTGGAATACAGCCGAGTAGTCAATGGGGGTAATCTCCTTGTCGTCCCACCTAGCAGAAACGGGGAAATCAACAGTTGACTCAAGCGTGACCTCCTGTGTATCCGCAGCAACGGTATATGAGGTAGTACCAAGAGACTCGCGCCATAATGCGGAGTTCCAAATCATTTCGTAGCGTCTGTCTATAAAGGACTTCAACATGGTCAAGCTGCCTTGGTCGGTCTTTTGAGCCTTGTCAGCCACGAATTGCGCTATGCTTGTTTTAGTCATAATTTGAGTGTATGGGTTTCATTCACCAGCTTAATAGTACGGCCCCATCATCGCCGTGTTGATTTGCACCATTGTTCCTTTGACTGTCACCTCCGTCTCCGTAACCAGACCCGTTGCTGCCCCCAGACCGAGTTCCCGAAAAGCTATAACCACCGCAACTCACGCCGCCGCGCTCATCGCCATCCACCCCGCTGGGAGTACCGCCCGAACCGCCACCGCCGCAAGCCCCAGTTCCAGCACCACCACCACCGCCGCCCGTGGCCCTTGCAATATCTGTGGAACCCCGCCGAACCGCAGAGTCCTCACCCGATTGGCCAGTGGTGACGCCATTCATCGGAGACGGCTCAGTTTGATACCAGCTATTGAAGTATTGGGACGCCCTCAGCCCGCCAGCCCCTACCGTAATAGACAAGTCTTCCCCAGCAGTAACCGAATAGCTAGTGGAATTTATGTATCCCCCGCTTCCGCCAGCCGCGCCCGTCCACCAATCGCCTGAACTGGACGCACCACCACCGCCGCCGCCACCGCCAACAGTGGTAGCAGTGAGTGAGGATACGCCCGCTGGCACAGTAAAGGTAAAAGACCCCGATGTTGTGAAATCCTGACTGCCAGCTTCATACAACGCACTTTTCCAAGTACCAGAATCATTTATGTAAACATCAAAGCATGATTCCCAAGTGCCGGAATCCTTGACGTAAGCCGCACTAACTTGCTTCCACTCACCAGAATTTTTAACGTGTAAACTCATTATGATGCTACTTTATACCATACATCCCCATCACTCCCCCCAGACGGAGCCGAGGTAGAGACAGTCTTTTTAGATAAAATCTTGGCATCAGTCACATTATCATTGGCAATCTTAGCTGTTGTAATGTTTGCGTCTAAGACACTTGCAGTAACAACCTTACCCGCGCCAATAGCAGTGACCCCAGTATCGTTAATGGTGACATCTCCGCTTATAGTAGAATAGACTGGAACACCAGAGCTATTCACGGCAATCACCTGACCAGAGGAACCGCTCGCCAACTTGCTAAGGGCAATAGCAGCCGTGGACGATACCTTGGCATTGGTAACAGCACTGGCAGCGATCTTGGCCTCAGTAACCGTTGAATCGTTGATGGTCGCATTGCCGGTTAAGTTGTTCAGCTTAGTGTGGTCAACCTCCTCACCGCTCGTGAATGTATATCCTCTTGTCAGGTCAGGCATTTACTTACCTTTCCTTTTGGCAATAGCAGACCACGCAACACCCGCAAGTGTAATAATAGCTCCCACAACCAGTTCGAGTTCTCCCTCACCAATCATGCCTTTAGCGACTAACGCGCCTCCAGCAGCAGTGAGGATATGCCGCACGATACCATTCAGCACCGTGTCCTTAGTTCCGTTCTTAGTATTCATTTGTTTCCTTGGGTTTTCTTTTGCTCACCATTGAATTGCCGGAAGCCTTGGCCGCTCTCTTAGCCGCCTTAACCCCAGCCTTTGTATATGGATAACTTTTCTTACCTACCTTTGGCATTACTTACCACCTTTATTTTTGGTTATCAGTTGTTTGATCTTCAGTACGATGTAAACGAGTGAGGCAACCGAGATAAGTACATGGAGGACAGTATCAATCTCCAGCATCCAGTTGCCTAAACCACCTGCGGAGGCAAACCCCACTTTGACATCATTGAAGTCTATTATTTTCATTTATCCACCCGATTCATCCTTGTTAAATTAGTCATTCTTCTCACGCTCTAGTCTGGCAGCTTCAATCTCGGCATCTCTCCGCTCACGCTCTGCTATGGCATCAGGGTCTTCCGGCCAGTTCGCAGTAATCGCCATTAACGATTCTATGCTGGTAGCCTCATCGACCTGACCGCACTGGCGATTGGCCTCGGCACGAACTTCTGTCCGGTACTCACCCCACTGCGGTAAAATTCCGGTACTCGTTTCAGTCTGCTTCACAATCATCCAGTCACTCCCACTTAACATCGAGTGTGCGGTGCGGTTGGCATCACCGGTCAGCCTTCGCTTCAACCCATCCAAGTCCTTCGGCGTACTCGTCACCACACCATCCTGCACGGTATTGTAGTAGAACTTCTCGTTCTTGAATTGCAGCACAGGTTCCTCACGCTGCTCGATGCCAGCCGCCTCTTTATCTTCCGCCGTGGCGATCCGCAGCCAGTTGGAAGGGTAGCTGATGTCGTTCAGCGTGAAGGCTCTGTCGAGTGGTAGCTTTTTATCGTTTGCGTAATACATAGTGTTACCTTGCGTTTGCGTACTTGCTGGATTGACCCACCGCATAATAGATTACGGTTCCAGTGTTCAAATCTGAGTCACTGGTGCGAATCTTAAAACCGTTGCTTAAAATGTCGATGTGGTCAGTGGTGTTTTCAGCACCGGAGTCATTCGCAAACAAGTCATCATTATCCACGTTGTAGCCTTCCCGCTGGTCATCGAACATTAGCCAGTTTCCGCCAGTTGAATCGTAACGCTTGGCTAAAATAAAAGCTGGACGAAAACCCGTGTAAATAAATTTGCCGGAAACACCCGAACCAGACCATCCGCCCACTTTTGAATACCCCTCAATCGACCTCATCGAATACGCCACATAGGTTGTTTCGCCGTTCATCGAATTGGAGCCATCGTTCAGCGATAAACCGGTGGTCATCGAGTCTAGCCCGAAGGTGGTGTTCGTCGCCCCAGCTTGAATAAGTGGGTAGGATGAGTCCCAAGAGGTTTCAGCGGCGGTATCGTTCAGTATGAGATAGCTGTCGGTACTCAATTTGTGATGCCACACTAGCCAATCATAGCCACTCCCGTAATTTCCGTCCCGATCCTTCGCGATTACAAGTTCAGGTGTGCCGCCGCACCCGTGTGCCACGGCGATTTCGTCACCGTCCATTTCGCCCGTACCCGTCCACGTTGAAATCCCGAACCCT